AAAGAAAGACGAAGACGAACATAATAAACATTGGGGCATAGGAGGTTTCTAATGATAAAAATTACTGACGAATTGAAAGCACGAGTACAGGACCACGAAGGCCTAAGGACATCTGTTTATCTCGACACACTGGGAAAAAAAACTGTGGGCATAGGCCACCTCGTACAAGACCACGAACTTGAAAGATTTGCAGAGGGAGTAGAAATACCCATGGATGAAATAATGGAGATATTTGAAATGGATTTAAACAGAGCGGCAGCAGGAGCCGATATGTTAATAGAAGATAATGTTGGACACGATTTGCCTCAGCACGTAGGTGAGGTGATTCTTGAGATGGTGTTTCAGCTGGGGACAACGGGTGTATCTAAGTTTAAAAAATTTTGGAAAGCACTAAGAGTTAAAGACTGGAAGAAAGCAGCGGAAGAAATGAAAGACAGCAGGTGGCATTCACAGACTCCGAGACGCTGTGAGTCGTTAGCAGAAATTGTAGCTAATACTTAGTCTCTACTTTTTCTTACAGTTTTTTGATGTGACTCTAACGCATCCCACACCTCAACCTTTGACCAATGAGCCATGACACATTTAGATATGTCCTCGTGTAAAACTTTCAACCAACTAATATCCATCGGTATACTTCTACCTTTGTTATCAGCGATGTGATCTACTTCTTCATTAGTTAAAGATAAATTTAATTTACCATTGTCATAAGTTATTCTCATTTTATTTCTCCCCAATTGATTCCTATTTTTGCCTCACATTTTACAGGCACATGAAGTTCAACGGCAGACTCCATCGTATCTTTTATTTCTTTTACCTGGGTCTCATTGGCTATAGAAATATTTAGTTCGTCATGTATTTGTATCATAGGAATGATCCCATGATTATTCCACAAATCAACCATGGCTTTCTTGGTTTGATCTGCCGCTGAACCTTGTATTAACCTATTTAATGCACGATAGGTTCCTGCTCTTTTCATCTCATTCCACGCCCAAGTTTTCTTGGCGTTTTCATAACTCATCATTCTTTTGTCGTGAAAGTCTTTGTTCTCCCACAAATCAAATCGACATCTACGACCGAGCAGAGTATTTATAAATCCGTTTTGTTCTGTATATCTAGTTGCACGAACAATTATGTTGTTTAAGAAGTGAACATTATCATTGTATTTTTTCTTCAAAGCCTTTGCTTTGTCTTGACTAATATCTAGAGAGTTAGCTAGTTTTACTATGCCCATGCCATACATAAGTCCCAGACCTATAGTTTTGGCTTCTTTCCTTGATATTTGCGCCATATCAGCAGTTACTTGATGGAAGTCCTTTCCTTCATGAAAGAACTTAATTAGGGTCTCAGCGCCCTCTAAATCGTGTTTTTTGGCATAATGTACGAGCAATCTAGGCTCTTGTTGAGAATAATCGAGAGAAACCCACTTTTCTGCCTTTTCTGGTAAAAACAAAGATCTGATCTTTGGACCTATGATTTCATTACGAGAAGGGACCTGTTGCAAGTTAGGATTATTCATGGACAACCGACCACTAACCGTCCCACCAAACTCACTTTTTAGTTGGTTGATTTCGGCATGAATTCTGCCCTTCACATTGTGTTTTAGTATTGAGTCAATGAATGTGGTGTGTGCTTTATTATATTCTCTAGCTACAGATATTGATCGAATCAAAGGATTCTCACTGTCCTTCATGGCCTCGTTACTTATCTTCGCTTGTTTATTTTTCTCAGTATACTCATACTTCTCTCCGAGCTTATCAAAAACTTTTTGTAGTGATGCAGCTGTGTAGATGTCAGAGGCATCAATTTTTATACCTGTTTCTTTTTTAATGTTGTTATAAATTTTTTCTTCTTCTGATTTAAAAAACTTTTTTGTTTTCTCAGCCCGGTCAAGATCAACACGAACACCTTTCCATCTCATCTCCAAAAGCAAACGGAGTAGATCTGTTTCTAAATTAAACACATCAGTCAGTCCTTGCTTTTGTATCTCAACTCTAAGAAACTCCCACAGTTTGTAAGTTAACTTTGTATCTTGTTCTGCGTACACACCAACATATTCTACAGGAACTAAGTGCATGTTCTCTATGGCTTTGAACCCATGTTCTTTACCAAAGTCTTCTAAGATGTTGCCTTGCTTTCTTTCTCCTAAATAATCTTTTGCTAAATTATTTAAACTATAACTAAATCTATTCTCATCTACCAAAGGAGCAGCTATCAAAGTATCATATACTTTAGTGACGTCACACTCGACACCCCATCGTCTAAGCCAACCTAAATCATAAACTGCGTTGTGACATAAAACTATTGGGTCCTCTTTGAATAATTTTCGTAGCCACTTCTTCACATCTTCCTCAGGAAAGTTTCCTCCTCGTTCATGTCTTACCGGGAAGTACCCATCAAATCCTTCAAAAGATATGGCAACACCTACAACAAAACCTTTGTTTGTTGCCCACCCACCACCAAGAGTTTTAATATCTGGATCGTATGTTTCTAAATCTATGGCAACTTGTTTGATACCAGATACATCTGGAAAGTTTGGTCTCGTCCACTCTGGTTTGTTTTCTTTCTTTAACAAATCCATTTGTTGTTCAAATATCATCTAAGAACCTCTTCAAATTCGTATTGAGAAGTAGAGGGCACGACAAAAAGATTCTCTTTGGCCCTTGTCATTCCCACATAAAAAACTCTTCTTTCGTCATCTCTATTGTAAGACATCTCGTCGATAATTCTTTTAGATATGTCAGAAAACAAAACCACATTCTGACTCTCTCCACCTTTTGCACCATGAATGGTAGATAGTTTTATACTTGCTCTTTTATCTAAGTCATATCCTCTTTTTAGAATCTGCCTCATGTAATTTATCTCATTCTCAGCTATACCATTTAGAGCGACTTGCCATGGCGTGTTTATATCAACTCTCAAACCCCACTCTGTAGAGAGAGTGTCATAGCTATATTTAATCTCTTCATCTGCACCAGGCATTTTCTTTTTACCTCGAGCTATGCCCTTATCTCCTGATCTAATGTATTGATACATAGTTTTTACATCTGACAAAGATACCTCGTGACCTAATTGTAAATTTTTCCAACAGTTGTAAGCAACCAAAACATCATCTTTAATTGACAACTTATTATTTTTTTCAAATAAATATCCTTTGCTTTTTAAATCGGCAGCTATCTCGTTTAAATAATAATTAGTCCTGCATAAAATGAGCCACTCATTCTTTCTTAAATTTAATCTCTCAAACACCACATTTGAAACTGTGCCCTCGTCCTGACGAGGATTCCAATCTTTCGGGATTCTATTTTTTATTCTGTTAATCAATCTATTTGCTCTAACGAATACACTGTTTGGTATTCTATATGATTGATTTAAAACTTGTAAGTGGCAATTTAAGTTGATTAATTTAGATACCTCTGCACCACTCCACCCATATATAGCTTGATCATCGTCCCCGGCTAAGTAAACAATTTTTGCTTGGTTTATCATAGTGTGAACCATATCCCACTCAGACGCTTTCAAATCTTGAACCTCGTCTACAATCACCACATCTAGCTTTGGCGACTGCTTTGTTTTGTTAAACTCTGTAATTAAGTCTGTGTAATCTTTTATACCTTTTTGTTTTTTAAACATTCGATAGTTTTTATCTATGCGTTGCAATCTTTCAAAGCCACCCTGCACATGACCTGCCTTTTTAAACTCTTCATACAAAGAAGTATTCTTCACTCTATACAAATCAATCAAGTGAATCCCATCAGGATCTCTACCTATGACTCCTCCGTTGTTGTTAATCGAGCTCGCAATATCTACACCAAATTCTTTTTTAAAATCTTCGAAGTCTTGATCTTGTATAATATCTGTGTGAGTGCAACCTAAAAATTGATAGGCTAGTGAGTGTAAAGTTCTAAACCATTTGAACTCTTTTCTTTCTATCTTAAACTTATTAACTGCCCTGAAGATAGCTTCATTAGCAGCTTTTCTTGTAAAAGAAAAATAACCAATGCGATCTGGTTCTAAGTCTTTTTGTAAATTATCCTCAACATATTTTAGTAGCGTTGTTGTTTTACCTGTGCCTGGAGGACCGATGATTTTGTGAACGTGATTTAAAATGGAATATCCTCCGTCTCTTGCACAGGCTCCTCTGCCTCAATCCTTTCTATTGTATTAAACTTATCATTATCCACGAACCAAACTAATTGACCGGGTTTATTATTTAATTTTCTTTTGGTGCAGTCGCCACCTAACTGTCTAATAAAAACTGCAACTTGGTTTGTTGTCAAAGCAGAATACTTTCTGTTTCTCATGTACTCTTGTAGTTGATCAATACGAAAGAACACTTTGTTTTCTCCATCGTCCACGAAACACTGACCAGTGAGAATATCATCTAAGTCTACTGCATTGGCTTGGTTTGAAATATACTTTGATAAAATAATTTTGAACTGACCCTCTGGTGTCATCTCTTGATCTGTCTTAACCTCTATAGCTTTTGATACCAGAGAAGTAACAAAAGCATCGTAGTCTGTTCTAGACATCATTGGAGGCATTGATTTAGTTTTGACCAAACACTTCTTTCTAAATTTATGTTGATCGTAAAGTTCTTCAACTGTGCAAACGATCGTGCTCTCTTGATTAATCGTAATGTGATAGATAGCATCGTCATTAGTTCCATACTGAGTTACATTACCCACATCAGTAATCACACTGCTCTCTCCTATACCAAACTTTCTTAATCTACACTTAGACTTATTACAAAAAGAACACATGGGTTGGTCTTTGCATTTGTACCCCCAGTCTTTTTTGTCTGCTTGTTTAATAATTTTTTCAATCTCTCTTGGACGCAAAGCCTCCTCAAAATAATCGTGATGAAACTTATGCACTTCATCTTCAAATGTTTCGCCATATTTCTTTTTTGCGTACACTGCATATTGAAATAAAAAATTATCTCTACTACCTTTTTGAACTTTTCCGTTCTCTGTTAGATATGCTTCAACACAATAAGGTGCGTCTGCAAACTCAGAGTTTTCTTTTTTTAAAGATAATTTTTTAAGCTCATCAGCTGTTATAGATTTCTTTTCTACCTCTGCTATAAAACCATCAAGATTTAATACGTTGCCTTTGTCATCAAAAGCATACCTATCTGTTTGATCTAATCCATTGTGATAAGGCATATTAAGAAAGCTACCAACTTCCCAGTCGCTTTCGTTGCCCTCACGTAATAATTTTTCTTGTTTTGGAAACACCTCACAATGACCTAGCCCCATGAAAGAGGCTAGTTCTTTTATTTTGTGGTGTACAATACCTGCCGATACATACTCTTTGAAAAATAAAAACACATGAGCACCACCACTTTTTGATTTAGTTACAATGAACGGAAGATTTTTAGTTGCAAGTTTCTGTGCAATAGACACATGGTCTAAAGGATATTCGTCTACGTCTATGCAACCCCAACGACATTTATCTTCGTCATTGATTGGAAATATACCTAGACTAGGCCAAGATCCTTCTAAATGGTTTTCCCAAAGAGAATCTTCCACAGGGAGTTTTCTAATCCAGGTTTGACCCTCGGACTTATTATCCTCACGGAGACTCTCTTTAGGAGTAAACGTACCATAGGCACGATCTAAACCATAAAAGATCTCTTTAAATTTAGAGACCCTCTCGTTCATTAAAACGGAGTATCTTGATCCGAACTTGAACTTTCAACTTCGTCGTCATACTTAGGTTTAACAATACCTTTTCTAACTGACTCATTGAAGTTAGCAGCCATATCGAATGTGTCCTCACTGTTTAAAAAATCGCCTTTGTTTACGACCCAACCATACCAAGAACCCTTATCATTAGATTGCTTCGTTGTGGTCAGAGTGTAAATGCGATACCAACTAGGAGCCAAGAATAGCTTTTTAGTTTTAGGATTTTGAATAAATTCATTCTTCAAACTATAAGCCCAACTTCTAGCAGCTTTTAACTGTGTAGCTTTCATTGATATGATTGCAGGTTCCGGGGCGACACCACCGTTAAGAAGAAGGCAATAAAAGTTTGCACATTCTTCTAAGTAGTTTCCGCTCTCAAGACGGAACTTACCGTCGTCTCCACGTACTGCGTTAGTTGGTTTATCCACGGGGGAAAAGATATTGACAGGAGCAGAGGAACCTTTGCCTCTATCTTGCCACTCCAACCATACTTTGTCATACCCACAGACAACAACAGATATACCGTCCTGTCCTGAGTATATTTTTTTACTCACAGAGTTACAGATCATTCCAGCTTTTGCACCGTCAATCTCTTCTAACTCTGGAGACATTTGTGCCAAGACTTTTAATCTTGGTGTTGCGATATCATCTGTTGTGATGGTATCGAGTCCTGTCCCTGCGAACTTTTCTAAGTTTTCCATGTTCATAGCAGGGAGCTTGTCTGCCTTTGCGGTGACAGCCCCGTTTGATTTTTGATTTGTCATTTTTATTTTGTCCTTATGTTTTATTTTTTTCGATCAATCTTTACTTTTTTTTGAGTATACACTCCGAACTTAGCTTGAACATCTGAGGGCATTGATCCTTTTCCCATCATCTCTTCAACTGTTTTTGCTAAGGTATTCCACGGCACACTTTTCTTATTGCTCGGATATAAACCACGATCTTGTAGTTCACCGATAAGATTAGTTGCGTCAGAATCTTGTCCACGACCAAATGTCAACACCACATCATTTTTAATAATGTCATCTAAACCATTTTGTTTTAACCAACCAAAACAAAACTCTTGGTTCTCTTGTGTGATGTTTGCTCTAGTTTGATCCTTGATAGAAACTTTACTACCATCCATCAAACTAATTGCAGATACACCTGCCGTCTCAAAGAAACTAGGTATCACTTCGTTTTCAAGTTGATACTCTCTATCTTTGAGTTTTTTAATTTCAGCTTCTTTGTCGGCAATAGTTTGACGAACATTGTCTAGCTCGTTACAAGCCTCACCAACATCTTTTACTTCTGAACTATCTAAAGAATTAATCTTTGATTGTTCATATGCTTTATCTAATAGACCCATATTGTTACCTCTTATAATTCTATTGTTATAGGAATATATATAGCAGTTTCTCTATCCCATTTCAAGACCTTAAATTTATTATTTGTTTTTCTTGCTGCTACTGCACAGATAATCCCTATTAATACAGGGTCTCCCATCAATAATAAAAAGTCCTCTGATGTAAAATCTTTTAACTTTTGTTCACATAAAAATATAAATCTAGACGAATTAACTTGAATTTGTCTAGGGTTCTCAAACATTACAATAGGTTTTCCAAATCTTTCACAATCAGAAATATCTCGAAACCCTCCGTTTGCCATTTTTGTATTTGTAGTTACGTATACTTTATTCATATCTCATTACCCCAACAATCCCAACCTTCTGTTTTATTCCTAGCAAACAATTCTATTCTTGGTAAATCACCCACTAATTCTAAAATCAAATCTCTAAATATATTCGGTTTTTTTGAATGATATTCAATAGGATGAACTTGTAATTGTCTTACAGATGCAGACATTCTTTTAGGTTTCCCTCTTGTAGCTAAAATACAAATTTCTGGATTTGCCCTAGTCCACCTACCAAGCCCTAGAAAAAAACTATCTGATTTTTTGTTTTTCTTACACCACACAAAGGCAGTTGACTTATATTTAAAACCCCAACCCTCTACCACTCTCATAAATTCATTCAATTTTGGTAATGTGACCCACATAAATAAAATACAATTCTCATCGGCTATTTTTTTTATTGGTAAGTTACATATTTCATTTAGTGACATTGTTGAATAATGATCTGAAGCAGAACTATTCATCATGGGTTGATAAGACCAAGGTGGATCTGCATAAATAATGTTATATTTTTTATTCGGTAGTGGTATCACTTTCGATAGTTCTCCTGGGTGTGACAACATTCTATAATTATACCTATAATAACTAAATTAATTATTGTAAGATTTCAAGTATGAAATATTTTATGATGCTCTGGTTATGTATAAACGATCCTTTTACATCTTTGGAAAACACATGCGTTCAAGAAATAATGCCAACAGTCTATAATACTTTACAAGAATGTGCCATAGATGCGGAACGAACTTACGAAATGATGAAAGCTGATAAATTATATTTAACTACATTTTGTAGTAAAAAAGACTTGACAGCTATATAGCTTATCCTATATAAAGAACTTAGAAAGTTTAAAAACATGTACCCGAATTTTAAGACAAAGCCATTTGTCCATCAATTACAAGCATTAGGTTGTAGTTGGGACAAAACAAATTTTGCCTACTTCATGGAAATGGGGACAGGCAAATCAAAAGTATTGATAGATAATATTGCCATGTTGTATGACGCAGGTAAGATTAATGCAGCTGTGGTCATCGCACCAAAAGGTGTGTATAGAAACTGGGAAAGATTAGAGATACCTGCACATCTACCAGATCATATCAAGACTAGAGTTACAACTTGGGTGGCACCAAGTTCCAGAACAAAGCAGGACAAAAAAGATATAGATAAGTTGTCTGAAACTTTTGATGGCTTAGATATTTTCTTGATGAATGTTGAGGCTCTGTCCAGTAAACCTGCTGCACAATTTTTAGAAAGATATTTATTATCTACAAATAGTTTAGTTGCCGTGGACGAAAGCACCACGATTAAAACACAAAGCGCAGGGCGCACAAAAAATATTGTGAAGGTTGGAAAGTTAGCGAAGTATAGAAGGATATTGACCGGGTCACCTGTCACTAAAAACCCTATGGATTTATATTCACAATGTGCTTTTCTTGACGAAGATCTTTTAGGTTTTAGCTCTTATTGGGCATACAAATCTAGATACGCAATCGAAGTAAAGCGTCACTCTTCTACTCATTCTTTTCCTCACATTGTAGGATTTAGAAACTTAGATGAGTTATCTCGTAAGCTCGCATTCTTTTCTTTTAGAGTTTTGAAAGAAGATTGCTTGGATTTACCCTCGAAGGTTTATAGTCCCCGACACGTAGAATTGACGAAAGAACAAGAAAAAGCCTACAATGACTTAGAAACATTTGCCATCACGCAACTGAACAACAACACTTTGTCAGTTACAAACACAATGACAATGCTTCTTCGACTACATCAGATTACTTGTGGTTACCTGCCCACGGACAACGGACAACCGCCAGTCCCATTGAAGAACAATAGAATGGACGAGTTGTTAAATGTCTTAGAAGAAACAGAGGGTAAAGTTATTATCTGGGCAAACTATCGTTATTCTATTTTTGATATTGAGAAAAATTTAAAGAAGAAGTTTGGTGAAGATAGTGTTGTCACTTACTTTGGTGATACCAAAGATCAAGATAGACAAGAAATAGTAAAAAGTTTTCAGGATCCAAAAAGTCCTGTTCGTTTTTTCGTAGCCAATCAGCAAACTGGTGGCTATGGATTAACACTAACAGCTGCTCATACTGTTGTATACTACTCTAACAACTATGATTTAGAGAAAAGAATACAATCAGAAGATAGAGCGCATAGAATAGGTCAAAAAAATAATGTGACCTATATAGATATAATTTGTGAAAACACAGTTGATGATAATATCGTAGGTAGTCTACGAAATAAAATTGACTTGGCTTCACAATCATTAGGAGAAAAATTAAGAGAATGGCTAATAGAAAGCAAAAAGAAAAAGAAATAAAATATTACTTTGCTTATGGTTCCAATATGAATCACGAGCACATGAAGTATAGGTGTCCAAAAGCAAAATATTTAGGACAGTTTACATTACCTGGATATAAATTAGTTTTTAGAAGTGTTGCAGATGTAGAACAATCTAACGACGATCAAGTTACAGGCGCTTTGTTTAAAATAACACAAGAATGTGAAAGAGCCTTAGATAGATACGAAGGCTATCCAAACCTTTACACCAAAAAATATTATACCAGGTGGCACACCGATATGGAGAAGTTTTTGCCACAAACAATAATGTTTTACAGTATGGTTGATAAATATGGAGAATATCCACCCTCAGATGGTTATCTACAAACAATCATGCAAGGCTATGTAGATTGTGAAATAAACACAGACCCTTTGTTGGTTGCAGTTAAAAGTTCTCTACCACAGGGGTTGACAATACAGTAGGACTTCCTATATAATATTACATATAATAAATTAAAAGAAAGAGAATAAAATGGGAAAAGTAAACGCATACGCAAGAGATAAAGACGACGAACTCGTAGATCTTTATAATGAACTGGATGAGGCCAGAGCGTCTTTAGATAGAGCTAAAGAAATGCCTGGTTTCAAACAACTAACTAAAACTCATAGAGAAAGAGATTTCTTTTTATTAGAGTCCGAGATCAACGACTTTGTAAGTTTGGTTGATGATTACATTAGAGGAGATGAACCTAAATGACCGACACTACTAGATACAAATCTATCATTGTAAGAGTTGAAACTCATGCAAAGTTAAAACAAATGGCAGGAACTGATAAAAAGATTTCTGGTATTGTTTCACAGTTAGTTGAAAAAGAATGGAAAAAAACAGAAAGCAGAAAAACAGTTTAACTGTTCCTCAGTAATGAGGAGGAGGCACCTATCTTAGATCTCCGCAGATCTTAGAACCTTACTTTTCATTCATAATCATGGTGTCTCCTCTTGATTACTGATAGCGAGAATCAGTAATATCTCTGAAGTCTACCTCCCAAGCAGATGGATGAGATCTATCTTGCTCTCGCATGAACGACCGAGGGGTATCACTCATATCCCTACGAATAACTGCCCCTCGGTTTAAAAAGTTTCGATCGTATGCCTAGAAACGATTGAATAGTACATCGGTGTCTGACACCCGTCCGTGAACAGCGGGTGCGATGTACGAAAGACCCGCTTACGGGGCATTAGTCGTTGTTGACTAAAAACTTCTAATCCCAACAATGACCTCCTTTCTGCCGTGAGCGGGTACTTTTTTACTTGACTTTTTTGTATCATTTTATCCACAAAACCTATATAAATATCCATAAGAGCGGGAGCATTTACCCTGTTTCGACTCCCGCTTTTACAAAGGACAACGCTATGTTGAACGATATAAAAACAAAAATCGTACTAGCTGTCCAACGACAGCAGGTGTACGACCCGGTATTGAAAGATACAGTAGGTAAAGTCTTGGTGACTTTTTCCGATGGGGTAGTGAATGGCTATCTGGAAGAGGATTGGGATAACTTATTAGACCAAGTTGATTCTATGCTAGATAAGGCTTTTATTGTTGAGCCGAAGGCTTTTCGACCACAGTTGGATTAGATTTTATTTTAGATATCTTGTTTTGTAGTGAAGCTATCAGGAGATTTCTGAGCTCAAACTCTGTTAAGTTCTTCTTATCTAGTTCGTAATTTTTCATGAGAACTTCTAGTATATCAAAGTTCGCAAGTCAATATCTACATAAAAATTAAAATAAATTACTTGACTT